GCCAGATCATCGCGGAGATCTGGGGCGCGACCCCGGCGACCGCGCCCTACAACTTCAACATCAAGGTGCCCTCCGGCATCTCGCAGCAGGAGCACTTCCGCGACTTCGTCTACACCCTGACCCAGGCCAGCAACGGCATCTGGGCCGCGACCCAGAAGGGTTACGGCAACTGGGGCGTGGTCGACAGCGGCATGGCCAACCTCGTCGAGTCGCTGCCGAGCACCGTGTTCGAGCGCGCCCCGGCTCCGGCCTCGGTGCACGGCCTGCACTTCATCGGCACGCTCGCCGGCCAGTTCCGCATCTTCAAGGATCTGCACCTCGACAAGCTCCCGGGCTCGTCGGCCACCGGCAACATGCTGGTCGGCTACAAGGGCTCGCAGTTCTACGATGCGGGCTACGTCTGGGCTCCGTATCAGCTCCTCTACTCGACCCAGCCGACGACGCTGGCCGACTTCATGACCCAGCGTGGTCTGGCGTCGCGCTACGCGACCAAGATGGTGAACGAGAAGATGTTCACCCGCATCAGCCTGTCGAACGCCTGATCGTTCGAGCTGGTTGACGCGATAGCGGCTCTGGCGTGGCTTCGGCTGCGTCAGGGCCGCTGTCGTTTGCGCACTGCACTCGCTAGACCAGCGCCCGTGTCCGGTTAGAATCGGCCGCACGGCGCGTGTCGCGCGCAAAGGAACCCCAACCAAATGACCGAGCCCAAGTTCGTCAATCTCGATTCCCAACCCATCACGGTGCGTGACCCGAGCGGTCACATGCGCATCGTTCGCCCGTTCCGCGAACTCGCGGTGTTCCACTGGCGCACCGAGGAGGACTGCGTGTGCGTCGGCCAGCACTACGCCAAGTTCCCGGGCCTCTTGTCCCCGTTTCCCGAGCCCGAGCAGAAAGCCGCACAACCTGTTCAGGCGGCTGCAGGAGGTGCGGGCGTGGCTGCGGCGGCTCAAACAGGCCGTTACAAGGCAACGGGCGACGTTCTCCGTCCTGACGGCTCGATCAAGAAGGACGCTGAGGCTCGCGACGACGCTGCTGGTTCTCAGGTCGATGCCGGACTCGACGAAGAGGTCGATGGAGAGGACGGGAACGAGTCGGAGGATGCTGCTGAGGGCGGCGAGGAAGACGAGCAGCAGGACCGACCTCTGGAGGATGTTCCGGGCGTGAGCAAGGCTCTTGCCGTGGCCCTGCGCAAGGCCGGCTACGCATCCGCGGTGGCTCTGGCCAACGTCCAGGACGAGAAGTCCCTCGCGAAGCTGTCCAAGGTCAAGGGCGTGAAGGACGCCGGCACGTTGGTCGACGCCGCCCAGACCCTGCTCGGTTGGGAGGAAGTGACCGAAGAAGACTGATCCGCGAAACGCAACTGAGGTGCGACCATGCCGAACTCCGTGCTGAACTTGCCTGCGATCCGCTCCGAGATCCTGTCGCGCCTGGGCGCGAACACGGTCGAAGTCGAGGTCACGGATTCCGACCTGCAGGCCGCGACCGCCGAGGCGGTGCGCAACTACACGCGGTATCGGCCGAAGGTCCAACGTCGCGCGCTCACGTCGTCGCCGTCGACAAAGCGATACGTCCTGGACCCGGTTCAGCACCCTGGTCTGGTCGGCGTTCTGGACGTCCAGTTCATCACGCGCCGGACCGACCCGTCCGCGATCGACCCGTTCAACCCATACGACTCGGGGCTCGGCAACTTGCTGGTCGGCGACGAGTCGTATGGCGACATCGCCCAGCGCATGTCGTTCTCGAAAGACGCGGCGCGCGTCATCAGCGCAGAGCCCGAGTGGTATGCGCAATGGGAGGGGACGTCGTTTGTTCTGTATGTGGACATCGTTCGTGAGGCCACGCACGTCTCGTATGCGTGGACGGCGAACTACACGCCGGACGCGAACGTCGGAACCGGGATGCAACTGATCCCGGACCCGGACACCGATTGGGTTCTCGACTTCATCGAGGCGCGGCTCAAGAAGACGCTCGGCATGGTCCGTCGGAAGTTCGGCGGCATCCCGAACAGCGAAGGCTCGACGGACGAAGTCGATGGGCAGGCGCTGGTCGACGAGGGCCAGCTCAAGATCGAAGCTCTACTGGAAGACTTGAAGCGCAGGACCATCCCGATCCCTCCGGTGATCGAGTGAGCAAGCGAAAGAAGCCGACGTATCCGGACATCCGTCCGGTGCTGCGCCAGCTCGGAAAGGTCGCGCGACGCGAGGCCGAGGCTGGGGTCTCCGTGTTCGCCAAGGCGCACCGTGATCGCTTCGTCGACCGCATCCTCGACCAGGACTTCCGGTCGTTTCAGGTCGTGTTCTACCCGGAGTCCGGAACGAACCTGTCGCCCAGGTGGCTCGCGCGCAAGGCTGCGAAGGGTGCGGACGACCGGACCATGATCGCGACGGGAAACTACGTGTCGCAGATCAAGGTGTTCCGCAAGCCGGTTCGAGGCGGCGTGCAGTTCCGCATCGGGTTCTCTCCGTCCGCTCGCGCCCGAGACCTGGACGGCAAGACGCAGGACATCACGCTCGATCGCGTCGCGCGGATCTTGGAAAACGGGTCGCAGAAGGCGCAGATCCCGGCGCGACCACACTGGGGTCCGCACGAGAAGGTGATGCGGAAGGAAGCGGCTGCCGTGCGTGTCCGCATCGCGCGTCGGATCGTTCGTGAGCTGCGCCGTGCAGGAGGTGGCTGATGTATCTGCCGGAAGACTTCACCCACCCGACCACCTTCCCTTCGGCCTACGGGAAGGACGTTCACCTCGCGATCCGCGTGATCGAGGAGAAGTGGGCGCGCTTCTATCCGCAGGTCAACTACTTCTCGCTGAACAAGGCCGTGACGGTCGTTCCGAAGAGCGCTTCGGGCGACGTTGACACCGAGTCAATGAGCGGAACGGCTGGCGGCACCGTGTTCGACCCGGTGTTCGGCGAGGCGGTCGACAACGCCGCACTGTCTGGTGGCTGGAAGCAGCCGCACCTCTCTGGCGACCGACGCGCGGTGAGCCCCGAGCGGTTCCTGAACCCGGTTCGCGTGCACGCCCAGGTCCGTCGCGAGGCCAAGGAGAAGGAGCTGAAGAAGCTCGGCTTCGACGAGGTCCGCGACCTGCTGCTCACGATCCCCGTGTCCATGCTCGACAAGCTGGCCATCACGGTCACACAGGGCGACCGGTTCGTGTGGGACAACGACCTGTATGAGGTGCTGCAGTTCGAGACGACCGGCTACTGGAAGAACACGAATCTGCGTCTCTACATCGTCCTGAACTGCCGCCACTACCACCCTGGCTCATGATGCTTGCTGACAAGCTGCTGCCCGCCCGCGTCGTCCGGGTGCATAGCGCGTCTCGCGTCGAGCTGGACGTTGATCTGGGCTTCGGCGTCAGGATCTCGCGCACGTTCCAGATCGACGGAATCGACCAGAAGGCGATCCCGGCCGATCAGGTCAGCGCGGCTGTGCACGCGCTTGTCGTCTTGGTGGGCGGCAAGTCGGTCTTGCTGAGCCCTGAACACACGAAGCCGGACGCTCGGCGTGCCAGCGTCTACTTGAACGAGCGTCTGCATGGCACTCCGGTCGGCTTCGTGGCCGACGTCCCGGGTCTGTCCAAGCCGATTCTCGACGTCGCCATGTTCTTCAACTGGATCGCGGCGCAGTCGTTCGACGTCGGGCTCGTCCGCGAGGTCGTGCACGGCAAGAAGTCGAGAGCACCGGAGGAAAGCTGATGGCCGCCCCTGCCAGCTACGAAGACACCATCCGACGTCACGTCGCCGCGTTCTATTCGTGGCTCGGCAACTTGCGCGTCGACTATGGCGGCCCTTCGGACTTCCCGTCGGGGTTCCCGTTTGCCGCCTCTTACCCGACGCGACAGAACTTCCCGATCCTTCGCACGATGGCGACCCGCGAGCGCGCGTTCGCGACGGTCGTCGACCTTCTGGTGCACCACGGCTGGATCAGCACGGGAACCGCTGACGAGATCCGCAATCGAGCGGGAGACTTCGCCGTCCTGCCTCTCCCCATCGTGACCTACGAGAAGGGCGATCCGGAGATCGACCAGACGGCTGCATCGGTTCCGAAGCGGTTCAAGCGGTCGTTCTTCAACCAGACCACGCTCAAGTGGGAGTCGCACCAGTGGCCGGGAACCTATTGGCTGCCCATCCGCGCGACGTTCTGGTGTTCGAAGCGATACACCGAGTCGTTCATGCAGGAGTGGCTGTTCTCGCAGATTGGCCGAGTCGGTGTGGCTGACCGCGAAGTGCTCATTCCGGTGGAGCACCGCTCGCCGTGGAACACGCAGTGGCAGGCCCTGCAGCTCGAAAGCCTCTCGGACCAGTCTGAACTCGAAGGCGACCCGCTCGCTCGCGCGATCCGCTACGAGGTCTCGTTCCGCTTGCGCATGCTGCACTTCCGTCCGGACGTCGAGCAGGACGAGCCGGTCAACGTCGCGTCCATGCCCATCACGCTCGCGCACCCTGGCGACACGACCGAGGTCGACCCGTTCGAACGTCTGCCCGACGTTCCGCACAACCCAGGCGCGAGCGAGAACCTCTACACGCAGTATTACTCGGGCGACGAGATCGCTTCGAAGTGGCCGCGCGCAGGGAGCGCGACCGTGGTAGCCGGCAACACGTATCCCGAGGACGTCGATCCGGACTCGGTGATTCGCGGCACTGTTCGGTCGGTCACGGATCGTATTGGCATCGCGAACAGGCCCGTCCGGATCGACACGGCTCCGCACGACATCGCGATCTTGTCCGTGGCCTTGCGCTACAAGTCGACCGCGGAGGTCGGGCTCAAGCTGGCGCAGCGCGCTGGCAGTGAAGACCCGACGGTCTGGACTCTTGCGCGCGGGATCGTGCTGCCCGCGACCTCTGCTTGGCGCGACCTGCAGTTCCTTACGCTCGTCGACCAGCCCATCTTCACCCTGCTTTGGGAAGGTCGGGCCATCCAGGCAGACCTGAGCTTCGCCGACGTCTCGATCCGTCACCTGTTCAGCGGCTCCCGGACGCCAGCGACCGGAACGAGCCCTGGACTGTTCGGCACGACGAAGCACTCCTGGAACGGCCTCAGTCGATCGACCTCGTATCTCGTCGTCGCGCTGACAAACTCGACCGGTAAGCACGTTGTCCGTCTCGAAGACGACGACGTGACCCCGACGCACACGCTGGACCGGACGTTCGATGCCGACAACGAAGTCGGCTACGTCGAAGTCGTTCAGCCTCGATTCGGCTCCGTCGCCCTGTCGCTACCGCCGGGGTTCGTGCCGACGCTCGTGTTTCTCCAACCCTATGCCGGGGCTCTCCGCCCGCGCCTGTAATGGATCACTCGAACCTTGACCCGGACATGTGCAAGTGCCGCCGGAACGAACTGCCGCGGCTGATTGCTTCGTGGTCCGGCCGCGCGCAGAAACGAATCGAGTCTGCGATCGCGTCCGGAAAGACCATCGACATGAACGCGGTGAAGCACGAAGCCCAGCTCGTTGCGAGCTTGGCCCGTGGCGGACCGATGGCGTTCGCCGAG